CGGAACAACAGGCGGCAACGCAACAGGTGGCGGAGTGACCGGAGGCTGAAAAAACGGCGGTTCAATAGGGTCTGTTACCCGAAGAGGTGGACGACCCGGTGGAACAAATACGCGTTCTTCCGGGGGCGGCGCAATGGAGGGCGGCGCAACTGGAGGCGGAGCAACTGGAGGCGGGGCAACAGGCAGAGTGATAATACCCCCCTCATCCGAATCGTCCGTACCCCCTGTTAAAACAGGGACATCAGGACCGGGACGATACGAACCGTCGCCTATAGGAATCTGATTACCACCCGGCGGCAGAAAAATAGGTGGCGCAACGGGCGGGTTATTACCCGGCGGTGGCGGGCCAGAACCCGGACCACCCGGAGGTAAAGGTGGCGGCGGCTCAACCGGCATAATAGTAGAATACGGCGGCGGCGGAAAAAGAGGTGGCGCAACGGGCGGGTTATTACCCGGCGGCGGTGTAGGCGGCAATGGCGGCTTAACCGGCGGTGGTGCTGGAGCAAGGGTAGGCGGCGGAGGCATAGGTGCCGGAGGCATCGGCGTGGGAGCTGGCGCTACCGGAGCTGGAGGTGCGGAAGGCTGAGGCATACCCGGAATATTAGACAAGTCTAAATTAGACAAGTCCGGAAGGTTAAAGTTGCTCAAGTCAATATTCGAAAAATCAGGCATCGGCGCGGGAGCTGGAGCTGGCATCGGCGCTGCGGGAGCAGGCATCGGCGCTGGAGCTGGCATCGGCGCTGGAGCCGGTAAAGGCATCGGCGGCACACCCGGAATATTAGAAAAGTCTAAATTGGAAAAGTCCGGCAAGTTAAAGTTGCTTAAGTCAATGTTTGAAAAATCAGGCATTGGTGCTGGAACAGGCATTGGTGCTGGAGCAGGCATTGGTGCTGGAGCAGGCATCGGCGCGGGAACCCCTCTTGGCTCAAACGCACCACTTCCCATAAATCTAGTAAAGTCCACCATCTAAAATACTCCTTGAAATCTTTGTGGCCTCGCAATGGGGCTGAATCCTTTCACTACACCGCCACGTGCCATCCTCTTGGCCTTAGTCTCTCCAGCCTTAGACAACGCAATAGCCACCGCTTGATTCTGCGGATAACCTTCGTCACGCAGCTTACTTATGTTGCTGCTAATGGTTTTCTGGCTTTTGCCTTTTTTCAGGGGCATATCAGCAGCTCGTGTAATCCGTGCCCTTGATAGCGGCTCCCGCTCCACGGACCTTCATCTTACGAGGCTTATCGCCAGCCATAGGTGCAGGCGCAGTCTTGCCATATGGCACACGGCCCTGACCTTTAATGTCTGCATACTCGACCGCCTTTGGCGCGTCCTTGGGTGCAGAACCCATGTATTTTACTTTGCCTTTCATACTAACCTCCTTGGTTCTTCAATAGCTCACGCTGCATAGCAGCGTCGATGCGAGCCTGCGTCTGTCTTTCTTGCGCAGCCAAACGCTGGTTGAATTGATTTGACCGCATTTGCTGATTCTGTGCGTCCAACTGTACTTTGGCTTGGTCGATCTGCTGATCTGCTTGATCGGACTGCGCCCTGATCTGAAGCTCCTGCTCCTTGAGCTGCACAAGTGGGTCCGGGGCCCCCGCGCCAGATAGCTGACCAGATAGATCCTTGACCTGCTGCAAACCTTCCGCAACGAACTGCGCCGTCAAACGTTCGATTTCTAGCATTTCTTCGTCTGAAGCAGCCTGTCCAGTTTGCTGAACTTGTTGCAGATACGCCACCGCCGCTTGTTCGCGGGCCGCGATCTGTACATGCTCCATGACGTGCTTTTGCAATTCCATCGCGACCGGAGGCATTGCTGCAACCATTTGTCCCGATCCGAATATTAAGTGCGCCATGATATGTGCCTGATGGTTCTGACCCTCAAACGCCTTCAGCGGCAACATATCCAATGCGTTAATGTTCTCTTGCGCCGGATCAATAGGCTCTGCTTCTTCCGCAGGCACAGACTTCATAATCCGATCTACGTCAGTCACGCCCAACGCTTCGTACATATCCTTGAACACTTCGTGCATGTTGTGGATTTCTGGTGCCTGAGTCGCAAGCTGTAGTTTAGTCTGAGCCAGCATGATCCGCTGAGACTGACTAAATGCGTTAGGGTTACTTACAGGAACCACATCCACACGGTCGTCAAAGTCAGACGCCATGATCGTCTGGTCGCCGCCCGCAACCGAGTACGGATACTCCTGCGGCAAACTCTCACTCATCACGCGAGCAAGAATCTTAAACTCCTTACGCATCGCGTAGTGCAGGCGCTTGTGTACAGCGCTCATGACCCGCGAGCCTTGTTCCATCATAGCAATAGTCGTGCCTACCGCAGCTTGCTGGTTGCCGTCACCAACCTTTAGGTCCGTGATCGTTGCAAAACGCTGACCGGCCTGTACAACAAAACCCAACAGATTGAAGAGTGTCTGGTCGGGGCCCTTGAAAGGCAGCGGCATAAGGCTATCTCGGATAGAGCCACCCGGTGCGTCCACGTCGCGGAACTCACCCGGCTGCAACGGGTTATCGTCGTCCCTGATTCGTAGTCCGCGGGCCTTGAAGCCTGCCGGAAGGTTGGACAACGTACCGGCGTCGATTAATTGTCGCAGTGCCGAGGTGGCAGTCCGAGACAGACCACCAATCGTGTGAATAAGACCTAGCCCATAAAAACCAAATCCGGGCAGGAACTTAAAATGAGTGAAGTAAGCAATTTTCTTCTTAAGCGAGTCTTCTTCAAGATAGTTGCGTCTAATGGACAGAATTTGCCCGTTGTCTTCTGAAATCGTGACGATGTAAGGCACCTTGATGCCCGTAGGCTCACCATCGTCATCTAATTCTTCGTAACCTTCTAAGTCCAAATCGACATGGCACTCAAGAATGGTGCAGTCATAATCAATCTGGTTAGGCTCTACGCCACCAATACTGTCGTATGCGCCATCTAGCTGAGTAATTTCTTTCTGTGAAGGTAGCACCTCAACGTCCAAATACATGCCCGCAACCTGACGCTTGCGCAAATCATTAAGCGACATGCGTACCATCTGAGTGATGTTGGGACATGTTTCAAGGTCCGCGGTGTCATACGGGACAACCAAGTTCTCCGCAGGGACAAACTTGGACACCGCACGACCTAGCGTCTCGTCATAGTACGTTTTCTTAAACGTTGAACCCGCCAACGGCAAATAGAACAACATTTGGTCCATATCTGGCGTGTATTCTTCCATCACATTGGTGATGTAATAATTCATAAACCCACGCACACGCATGGCTTGTTGCTGCTTCTCAGTCGTTTCCTTGCCCATCACAACAGTGCGAACGGGCCCCGAAGGAGGTAACAACTCGTTAAATGCTTGCGCTTGGAACTGCGTCGCCGCTTCCGCCAGCAACGGGTGAGTCACACCGGAGGCTCCACGGAAAGGCTGTGTGCGTTCTTCGTAAGTAAAGCCTAAAAGATCTAAACCATCCTTGTAAGCGTCTTCCCATTCCTGACGACTTGCACGGTTTGCATCAAATTCGCCGAGTAGCTCAGAAGAAATACGGGACAACTCGCGGTCTGGTATCTCTTCCGCAAGGTTTGCGTAAAAATCTTCGTTCATGCCGCGCTGGTCTTGCGGATCAAAATCAATTTCTACACCGCCGTCTTCCGTTGGCATGATTTGAATCTCACCAACATTTTCCGCTTCAAGCATCGCGATGACGTTGTTTTGAGAATCAGGGATTTCTAACTCAAGCTCGGCTGCCAAATCTTCTAGGTCAAGCTGAGACGGGACACGACTATCCATCATTCCCGCATTTGGTTTACCGTTGGCCATTGCTTCTCCTAATACTCCGAGATGAAAAGATTACGTTCATCCCGAGGAAAGTATACATCTGGACCTGTAGCGGGACTTCTATACGATCTTTCACTCGCAGGTCGGTTTAATATTGTATTTAACTGGTCAAGTATGCTTTTGTCCACCATTTGTGCGATCTGCGCAGGCGTCGCATTTATTCCCGCTTGTTTAAATAACGAGATCCCCACCGCATTATTTCGCTTGTCCATCTTCGCGTGTAACCGATTAGTCCCAAACTCATGAATGTCGCCAATACGTTTCGCGGTCCGCGGGCCGTACTCCATCGCTGCCAAAGCCGAACCAAGCATATGCTGCCGCGTATCACGTAACTCTTGAGGCGTTGGTAAGTCTTTACGAGGACGATCAAAGCGAGTAGGCCCAGAAAGCGGGTCAACTCCTTCAGGGTAGCCATATTGCTCGGCAAGTTGGTCATAAAACGGCGCTGCCCCTTCAGGATAGAAGACTTCTTGAAGCTCAGAACCAGCTTGGCCAGAGGCTCCAATAGCACTTTGTTGCGATGCGCCAATAGGCAGCGGAATGTCTCTTTCAGGATCTGTGAAAAAATTATCCGACATATACCTCAAAACACCTTTTTCATCATATTCAGGTGCTTCTTGCAAATCTTGCATACCTTCTTCTACAATGACCGTAGCGCCACCGTCTTCCATGTAGGAGACGAATCCACCTGCTCCGAGGTTCACGGCGGGTCTATTCATGTAGAAGCCTTCCAAATTAAATTAATAGTACGCTATCACTTTAGCATGGTTTTCTCCATCTTCCCAGTCATCAGTTGGGAGCTGTACAAAATTTCCTTGACGGTATCACATAAGCGCCTGCGTCATACTATCAACCAAATCGTCATGCTCTCCATTAGGAAACGCCGCCACCTCTTCAATTATTTCATCCGCCCAAGTCTCATCGGGGGCCCAAACCATCCCTGCCTCAAACAAAGGCGACACACTGTGTACGCGTGAGACCTTATCGTTGCCACGACTCGGCGTAAAATTCACCACAGGAATGCCCATATTTCGTAACTCGTGCGTCAGTGGCATACCACTTGCTTTCGCTTCCACAATGACCGTATCCGGCTCCCAAAATTTGTAATTATCCAAAGCAACCTGCTTCAGCTCCGGAAAATCCCACCGACCCTTCTTACTGTCCAACAAAATTAAGTTGGGCCCCGAACCACCCTCATTCGGATAAAACACACCCCACGTCGTAATTGCACTGTAGTCCGCCGTCTCCCGCTTCGAAAACGCCGTATCGTAACTCTGGATCACATATTCCAACTGCGGAACCTTTTCTTTCTCCCAACAACGCCACCACTCA